CGGTCGGCAGCGTGTAGGAGCCGCCACCGCCACCAGTTGCCGAAATCACGCCCGAGCTGATTGACAGTCCGCTACCGATAATCACTGCGCCAGCCGCCGAGGTTGTCGCCAGCGGAAGCCTTTCCGCCGCAATTGTGCCCGATGTCAGGTCGCTGGCATTGGTTGACCCAGCCGCAGACCACGCACCGTCACCACGCAGGAACGTCGTCGCTGATGCCGTGCCCGAGCTGCCAAGCTGGGCGAGCGTCACCGTGCCACTGCGACCGGCCACGCTCTGCACAGGAGCAGCAGCGGCTGCTCGAGCGTTCGTGTAGTAGAGGTTCGTACTGCCTTCTGTGACGCTGTCAGTCGAGCCTGGCGATGGCGAAATCTCAATGAACGCCGAGCCACTCCAGCGGTAGATTTTGTTGGTGTCTCGGGCGACGAAGATCTTGCCGGTGTCACCAGATGCCGGGAAACCGGCGAGGTTGGCGTACTCAATCACGTCGTCCACGTAGGACGGTAGCTGGCTGCTCGGTACAGTTCCGCCTACCAGCGTGGCGTATGTGCCAGCCGCTTGCTTGGCGTCCAATGCGTCTTGCAACCCAGTGACAGTAGAAATCGCCTGAGTGTGCGACGCAGGAGCGAACGTGGAAGGCACGCCAGTGAGCGACGAGTACGCAATCGACGGCAGGGCGTGAACGTGGTCGGCGCGGGCGGCGCTCAAAGCTGTCCCGGCAGACGCCGACCCGAGCGGCTGTGGCGTCTCGTCTGCAAGGTTCACGCTGCCGGCTGGCCCTTGCGGCCCCTGCGGCCCCGTGGCTCCGGTGGCTCCGACGAGCGCCGACAACGCGATGACGTTCGCCCAAGACGATCCGCCGACGTACCGCCATTGGATATGCGTGCCGCTCGCTTGCAGCTCAACGGCAGCGCCAGCGGCACCAGTGCTGCCGGCCGGGCCAGTGATTGCAGACAACGCAACTAGGTTTGTCCACGAAGCCGCGCCAACAAGCCGCCACTGAATGTGCGTTCCCGTCGCTTGTAGCTCAATATTTGTTGCTGCCGTGCCGGCGTCGCCCTTTTGCAACACCAGATTCAGCACTTGATTCGGTGCAGCTCCGGTGATCGTCGCGGCGGCAGTTCCTTGCGCAACAGTGCCAATCGTCAGCGTATTTGCAGGACCGGCAGCCCCTGTGGCTCCTGTTGGCCCTCGCTCTCCTGTTGACGCTATCGTGACGTTGACCGTGTCGCCGTTCCCAACGGTCGGATTGATCGTCGTGGAGCCGTTGACCGTGACCGATATTTCGCTCATGCGCCAGGTGCCCTCGGGACACAGCTGCCAGCCAAGATAGTGCGAGTCATCGTCGTGCTAGGCGTAATCCAGCGCAGATACCAGAGATATTCAATCGATGGATTCAGCGCCGCGGTCTGCGCCTCGGTCAGACTCCAAATGATCGCTCCTGTCGACGCCGTCACCACTTGAATTGAAGGCGTTGCTGCAGTCGCTCCGACAGTTGATACGGTCCCGCCTCCACCGCCTTGGAAACCGCCCACGCCTGTGACATACACAGCCGACTGCAGCGTGTATGACGTGATGTTGACGCCGAGATTGATGGAGACGTTGACCTCGTCGCCGACGACGAACGTGACGTCAAGCTGCCCAGGCAGCAAAGAGAACGTAGCTGACATGGCGCTGGCTCCTCGTGGCTGGCATTGTCACGAATGCAGGGATTGCATTGACCGGCTATGCCGCCATGCACATTCGGCACCCTAGATCGTGGACGCCTCGCGGAACGCATCGTCGACCTGGGCCTCGTTGAGCCCGAGGGCCGCAGCGAGCGGCACCAGCATCTGGTGCGACCGCTCGACGTATGGCGCGTAGTCCCACTCGACGCGGCACTCCTCGCGCTGCTGCGGGTCGGCGATGGCGTCGATGGCGGCGTCGACCTGTGCGAGGCTCACGCCGTGCCTGACCAGCCACAGGCGTATCTGCCGAGCCGTGACGCTCACGGGGACGGCCGGCAACTCTGGCAGGTCGTCGGTGGATTCGGGCAGCAGCGACCAGTTGCCATCGTCCCGAACTCGCGGCGTCCAGCCGGGCCAGGCCGAGAGCATTGCCCGACGATTCGGTGTGCCGGGAAACGTCCGCGTCTCCGTCGGCGTCTGGCAGTTTCGATAGTCGGCAAACGATTCGTAGACGCTCGCCGTCCATCCTGTCTCAGAAACCGCCGTGATGACTGCCTCGCGGTCAGTGCCGTCCGTGTATGTAATCATCAGTCACCTGTGGTTGAAAAACGGCGATAGCTGGATGTTGGCGTCGACCGGCGTGCCGCGAGTGCCGTAGGTCCGCACGGCGGAATCCGAGCGCGGCATCATCACTAGACGCCCGTCTGGCAGCACATGCGCTCCGGCGGCAGGGTTGTTTCCGGCATATGTGTCTGGCAGCGCTGTGAGCGTGTCGGTATCCGGCCGATAGACGCGAGCAGCAGTCGAGTTGGAAGGAACCAGCAGCACGCTGCCATCTGGCATCAGCTGGCCGCCCAGATGTCCTGTTGCGGTGCCGGCCACTGTTCGCACCGTGTCTCGCCTCCAGTTGTAGATGACAAGCGCCGAGGTGTTCTGCGGCACCAATGCGATTTCGTCGCCATTCGCTAGCAGCACCGCGCCGAAATACCTGCTGGAGATGCCGTCGTAGCCCACAGCGGCTGACGAGACGAACAGCGAGTCCGCCGCAGGGTCGTAGATCGCCGCCGAGGTATGGCATGGTGAGCAAAAGACTCTGCCATCTGGCAACAACAGAGCGCCTGAGGTGGCCGTGATGCCGCTGCCAGAATTAAAAGTGAACGTCCCTGCGGGTGTTGTCAGCGCCTGGCGCTGGATGTCGTAGATTCCGGCCGATGCCTGTAGCGACGGTGCAAGGTAGATCCGTCTTCCGCCGTCAAACAGACACCCGCCCGTATACGCATTCCCTCCGGGGAACGTGCCGCCTGGCGTGGTCACTGTGCTGTTCGCCAAATCAACAATCCTCGCCGTAGTAGACGCTCGCGGGATGACGAAGATGCGGCCGTCGTTCAGCAGGACGCCGCTAGTGAAATTGGTGCCGCCTCCAAACGAGCCGACGACGTATGTGCGGTTATTGTTGCTGTCGAACACCAGCCCGCCCGTGGCGGCGAACGGCGTTGCCCATACCAAGCCGTTTGGAGCGAGGACGCTACCGACGTAATTGTTTGTCACGGCCGATACGGTTGCGGCAGACTGCCGAGCGCCATACTGCCAGTTGCTGGCACGCACGCCGGCATAGACGGCATCCTGCGTCGCCTGCCAGTTTGGTCTCCGCCAATCCAGCGAGTCTCCAATGCCTCCAGGCATCTGCACTGGACGAGCTGGCGAGCCTCCAATCGCACGCGGAGGTGCCGCGTACTGCGACGGCGGTGGCAGGATGCCGGCGTTCATCAGAGGTCAGCGCCGAGGGCCGTAACGTGCGTGGCCTGCGAGACGCTCGTCGTCGCCCGCAGTGACCATGACGCAGACGGCAAGATCAGATTGTTGTAGACGACCGACACTCTCGTCTGCTGCACGGTGGACGAGCCTGTGGCTGCGGCGACGGTCACTTCATCGAACAGCCAATAGTTCGTACCGTCGTAAAGGAATAGACGGACGATTGCAGCACTGGAGGTCGCAGCACACTTCACCACCACTTCCGCAACGCGAGTCCCAGCCGCCACGCCCGCGAGGACCGTGCCGACGTTGCTGGGTGCCGTGTACGAGCTATCGGCAGTGGCGATAGACACGGCACCGATGCGGGGCGTGGTTGCGAATGCTGGGCTGGTTGCCATTGCTAACTCCTAGCGAAAGGTCTGCCACAGATACGAGTTGATTGCCGCCGCTGCTTTCTCGGACAGCCGGGCGTCAGCGAGCGTGCCGCTCGTCAGGTCTGATGCCGATGACGATCCTCCAGCCGCGGCCCACGTCTGATCGCCACGCAGGAACGTGCCAGAGCTTGCAGTGCCGCTAGCGAGTCGAGCCGTGGCAATCGTGCCGCTCGTGATGTCACTGGCAGCGTGGGCATGGCTGGTGGCCGCCGCACCGATGTCGCTGGCGGTCAAGGCATCACTGCCGCCCGTCGCGTGCGATGTTTTGTGAGACGACGGAGCAAACGTGGACGGCACTCCCGAGAGTGACGAGTACGCGATTGTCGGTGACGAGCCTGCCGTCACGCGACCTTTCGCGTCGACCGTCACGCTCGTGTATGTGCCAGCCGAGACGCCCGTGCTCGAGAGCGTGGCCGCGAACGAACCAGTGCCGCTGCCTGTGACGTCTCCGGTGAGCGCGATCGTCTGGTCCCCCGTGTTCACGCCGCTTGACGTGCCGCTGAACGTGCCGTCCTGCGTTGCCAGCGTGCCGAGCGTCGGTTTCCCGGTGAGGTCGGCGTAGCTGCCGCTCGTTGCCACGGTTGTCAGGGACGGCGTGCCTGTGATGGACGAGTACGGCAGCGATGTCACAGGTGCCGATACGCTGATCGTGCCGTCACCGCCGATAGTGACGTTTGCTCCTTGCTTCACGCCACCGAGGACGCTGCTCGTCGCCACAGGAAGCGAATAGGCGGCAGGAATGCTGGGCTTGTTCGTCAAATCTCCATAACTTCCGCTCGTCGCAACGGCGGCGAGCCCAGACACTTGCCCAGCGGAGTGCGTGTGCGATGCCGCTGCGTAGCTGCCAGAAGCCTGCTTTGCGTCCAAGGCTGTCTGCAGACCAGTGACATCTGCAATCGCGTGCGTATGGCTGGAAGGCGTGAATGTCGCTGGCCTGCCAGTAATGTCAGCCCACGCTACAGACGTTCCCGCAGACGCCCCGGCGATGAACTCACTCCACGCCGTCAAGTCGCTCGCCAGCTTCCAGACTTTCCCGTCACTCAACGTCAGCACTAGCATCCCGGCTTCTCGGCGAGGCGACGGTATCGCGTCTCTCTCGGCGATGTCCGCGACGCTGCGGTATCCGCCCTTGCCGTACCGCGCCTCGTGCGAAGCGTGCAGGTCTGTCGTGTCGAATGGCACGACGGGCGCGAGTACGTTTGTTCCCTTGATGCTGGCCATGCTCAAGACACCGTAAGAGCGACTGTGCCCGTGATCGCATAGGTCGATCGGTAGATGCCATAGCTCGTGGCCGCCTGACCAGCAAACGTGATCGTTCGCTGCGTTGTCTCCCAAGCGGACGACGTCAAGCCGCTCACAGAGAACGTCGGCGTGCCGAAGGATGTCGGAAGCACAACGTAGATGTACGCAGTGGCAGCCGTGATCGTGCGGGACTGTGCCCGAGAGCCCCCGAGGTCACCGGAGAGACTTGCCACGATCTGCTGGTCAGTGATGGTCGTGGCTGCGAACGAGCCCCAGAATCGACGCCTGAGAGTCGGAGCGACACCAGCGGACTCTGCCGTAGCAATCGTGTGAACTCGCACCGTCTGCCGGAACGGGTCGCCGTAGTGAAACACCGGCACGCCGCGAGGGCTCGTCACTTCATACGTGACGTCCACGCCGTTAAGCGTCTCCACGATCTTGTCGTGCCGCAGCGGCTCGCCGAAAGGCAGTGCGCCGGACTTGATCACGAAATCCCGAGACTCCCACATTTCAACCACGCCGCTTGTGCCTTGCGACTCAAAGCGGCTTGTGCCAATTGTGGCACTGACCGTGCCGTAGTCCACACCTCGAGCGTAGCGAACAGACCGCGACGCACTCGCCGACAACTGGCCGGCGAGCCAAGACGCACCGCTGGCGAGTAGGTCGGACATTGGCACCTCGATCTACAAGACCGCCGGCCCGGCGGAAAGGATGGACGCGCGGGCCGGCGGCTTGCAGTGGGACGGATCAGCCGCAGTTGATGATCACCTGCACGGTGGCGTCGCCAGACAGAGCAGCCGCGGCGGCCTTGCCGGCACGCTTGTTGCCGCTCGAGGTCGTCGTGATGTTGCTGTTGGTGGAGTCCCAGTAGACGAGAGCGCCCTGACCGATCGCGCCGCTCGCCTTGGGCATCGAAAAGACGCCTTCGATGGCAACAGCGCCGAGAGCGTTGGCAGCAATCGGACGAGGAGCCACGGTCACAAGGTCATTGAGCACAACCACGCCACCAGCCGCAACAGCGGAGGACGGCGTGTGGTCGATCAAGCAGTCGCCCTGAACATAGTCAGCCATTAGATCACCTACTTTCTGTGGTTGGAGGAAGTGTCATGCCGCCGGGCGGGCTTGGGCTCCCGCCCGGCGGTCACGGTTTACGATCAAGTCGCGTCGGCCTTGACGCCAGCCAGGTACTCGGCCTTGGACACGCCAAAGTCGAAGTAGCCACGCATCTGCACGCCGAGCGTGTTGAAGTCGGCTTCCGCCGTCTCCACCACAGGGCTCTGCACGCCGTTGAGGAACGCCACTTCCATCACCGGCAGGTCGGCCGGCGAAGCAAGCAGGTAGTAGTCCTCTGCGCTGGACAGGTAGCTGGTCGAGACGACCTGATACCGACCGGCAAGCACGTTGCGATCCGGGCCAGCGGACGAGCCGCCAACCAGAAGCGACGAGCCCATGATCTCCGCAGCGGCAAGCTCAATGTCCGCCGGGACAAGCAGGATGCGGGGATCAACCGCAACCGGGTTGCCGTCCGCATCCTTGAGCTTTCGGAACAGCGTGGCAATCGCCTTGAGGTTGGACAGCGACAGCGCACCCGCCGTGGTCTTCTTATTACCACGGGCAGTCGTGAAGAATGACGAGTCATCTTGGAACGAAGCCCAGAACACGTCGTTTAGCTTCACAGCACCGCCACGACCGATCCGCTGCGGCACCGCAGTCAGAGCACCGAGGTCATCGTTGATGAGGTCAGCGCGAGTGACGCTCGTCATGATGCCGTAGGTGTCCGCCGAGATGGTCCGCGACTCGTCGCTGGCGGCAGCGTTCTTGAGTTCGCCGCCGTTGGAGACCTTCTCAAACTTCATGCCGCCATTGAGCCGGTAGCTCGTCAGCACCTTAAAATCGTTGACGCTGCGAACCGCCGAGATGGACCGCCACGAGCCCTCAACGCCGTTGAAGCCGGCGAGAAGGAACTTGTTCACGGTGCTCGACAGGATGCCGCTGATGCTGTGCGTGGCCCACGCCGCAGCGAGGATCGGACGCAGGGTCGCAGCGGAAATCTTGCGCGGGCCGGTGTAACCGCCTTCCGCAGCAGCCGAGAGCAGGACTTCGCCGAGGCTGCTGGTCCGCTGAATCTTGGCGGCGGCCTCCAGCGTCTTGGCGTCGTACTGCTTCTCGACATTCGGCAGCCCGCCCTGGAGGGCAAAGCTCGCCTCGATCACTTCGGCAGTCGGGGCGACGTTCGCCACGACATGCACCGACGGGGCGGCGGGCCGCTCGTCGCGGGTCGCGATCAGCTTTTCCATGTTGGTGACTTTCTCGGTAAGAGCAGCGATCACAGAAGCGTGATCGACCTCGGGCTTGGTCTCCACGGCGACGCTCGCCGTGACTTCCACCGGCGTCTCAATGACGTCGGCGGGCTTCTCGCTGGCGTGGTCCGCCATGACTGACTCCTCTGCCGCCTCTTCGGCGGCAATGGCGACGCTGGTAGCTGCATCAGCGCCCAAGGTGACGAACGAAACCTCACGCAGCGATGAGGCTTTGACGATTCGCACTGGCCCAATGTGGGCAGTGCCGTTGACGGTGGCGACGCCTTCAGCGTCGATCTTCTGGTGCCTGCGGACGTCGGCACCAACGCTCGCCTGGAACTGATAGCCAGCGGCACCGAGGGCAGCGACCTGCCGAGCGTTCTCGTTGTCAGCGAGGATCTCGCCCTCAACGATGATCTGCCCGGCCTCAATGAACGGGCGACCCTGCCCGACGATAGAACCAAGTGCATAGTCGTGACCGACCACTACCGGCACGGTCGCCGGCAGCTGCATCCCGGCCATGTCGATCACGACCGGCTCGCGGCTCCAGCCCTGACGGATCGGAGCGCCCGTGTAGGCGACGATGCGAAACTTCTTGCCAGCCGGTGCCGAATCGCCTTCGGCGGCCTGCAAAAACGTGACGCCAGAATCCAGCTTGATTGCGTTCATTGCGCCCCCATTGGTTCGCCGTTCTCGTCAAGCGTTCCGCCGTAGTTCGTTTCCGGCGAGAAGTCGACAAAGAGATTGAGCTCTTTCATCAGCGCCACCTCGGTGGCACGCTGCCTTAACTCGACGTCCCACTGCTTGCCTTGCTTGGCGTATTCACTTGCCAGCGTGGTCGTGTGCGTCCGAAGTCTGGTTTCGGCAGCGTTGGCTTCCCTGGACGGGTCGACGTGTTCCTTGCCGTCCCACTGCCAGCCCCAATCCCACTCGGAGAACGGCGGCAGACCATCGGGAAGCACGCCTGCGAGCGCGGCTTCGTTGACCCATGCGGACAGCACGCGGTCTAGCATCACACGCTCAATGTCGTCGCGCATGATCTTCTGCGTCGTCGCGTAGACCTGATGATCCATGCGACCGCTGGCGTAGTTGTAGGACGACGAGTCCAAGGCAGCGACGTTGAACGGCAATTGCAGGCAGCGTGCGATCTCGTTGATGAGCTCGCGCTTGAACATTGCGTAGGTGGACGTTGGCTGCTCGGCTTTCAACTGCTCAAACGTCCAACCGTCTGGAAGCGTGACCATCGTCCGCTTCTCAATCGGCATCTCGGCGAATGCTTCAACCTCGTCCACCTCGGCGGCAGGCGAGTTGGTCCGCAGGAAGCCAGCGAAGTCGGCGGCCGTCTCTGCGGCGGCACATACCGCCTCGGTGTATCGCCGCAGCTGGGCGAACAGACGCAACGCCGGCGCCACCTCGGGAAGCCCGCGATGCTGGCCAGGACGAATGGGGCGGAACCAGTGCACCATCTGCGCCGCCGGAACACGCTGGTATTCCAAAGCGTTGATGCGGAAGTTGGCACCTGGGTGGTAATTCAGCACCCGATACGCCACGACGTTGCCAACGGCGTCAAACTCAAGCCCGTCGACCGTAGACCCGTCAGGCGACACACTCGGCGACACCGGATTGACCGGCTCGCTGACCATCTCGGCCTCCACCAGCCGCAGGTCAAGCTGAACGCCAGGGAGGCGTGGATTGGTGATCATCATGGCGAACGCTTCGCCGTCAGTGACGAGCGATTCGCGCATCGTCCGCAGCTTCGCCGCGAGGTCTACCTGCCAAGACCAGTTGAAAAACGCCTTCTCAACGGCGCGAGCCGACTCGGAACCGTCCATCAATTGCAGCCGCGGCCCGGTGCCGACAAGGTCATTGGCCAGCGTTGCCGACATGCCAGCGAGATAGGAGTTGTTGGCCCGCTCGTACCTGGCACGATTCCGCATCACTCGCCGCTTTTCCGGCGACAGGGCGGTATCGGCGGCGAACGCATCAGCGTTTGCCCAGTGGCGTCGGTCATCCACCGACTCGGCGGCGTCAAACCGGGCTCGGACGTGCAACGGCACAGCCACCGCAGGCGGCTTTGTCTTCGCAAAGAGATTGCCGAACAGTCCCACTACGTCGTCCCTGGCGGGATCAGCTTGTTGAAGCGCAGGCCGCGCCGCGTGTTGCTGCCGCTGTTCGTGGCGGCACTGCGAGCCGACAGGTACTTGTCGGCCTCAATCATCGCGCCGAGATCCTGAGCCTCGACCTCGCCCGCATCGGTGCGGACACGAGCAGGACCGGAAGCCGTCTCGGCGATCTTTTGGCGCAGTTCGTCGCTCATGCGAGCAACGCTACGTGGAAAACTGGCACTCCGTGACCGGGTATGCCATCAGACCTCCAGCCACTCGCTGCCGTTTCGCTGATACAGCACGACCTCCGCAACGCCTATCCGGCGTGCGATGTCGGCAGTAGTTGGCGAAAAGACCGCCAGTGGTTTGGCGATCTCAATCACGCCAGACGCGACAAGCATGGACGTCAACGCAGTGCCGATGCCGCCGCCGCGATAGCGTTCCTCGACAAACTGCTCGAGCGTCTGCATCTGCCGCCATACGTGCGAACACGCCCAGCCAAGCATCGCGCCGTCGCGGTGCCAGACCGCAAGCGGCGTGCAGCTGCTGCCTTCGCCTTCCAGCACCGCGGCGACCTCTAGCTGAAACTCGCTGCCCGGCTTCGTGAGCCGCGAGCGGATAGCCAGCATGTCCCGCGGGTCCAGCCCGTCCACGTTGGTCAGCGTGATCTGATTCATTTAAGCCGCTTGATCTGAATCACTCGTTTCCCATTCTCGTTCGTCGGGATTGTCACCTTTCGGCGGCTTCTACCACCCGCCTCGGTCGCTACGGGCCTTATGCCTGCGATGCTGGCCGCCACCGCCGAGCCCACCAGGCAGTCGAGCCAGTGGTTTTCCCTGCCGGCCATCTTCCACTCGTCCACGACTCTGCCTTTCGCCTCAACACGCACCGGGTACTCGGCGGTCAGGTGGTCGATCAGCATGTCGTGCCGGCCGGCGTGCAGCGTGATCGCCTCGGGGTCGCCAATCGCCAGACGCAGGCGAGCCGTGACGAACGTCTTCCAGAAGTTCGTGTCGTAGCGGGCCGACCTCTGCCCTGCTGAAATCTGGCCGATTCGCCAGTTCAACCCCACCTTGTCGCCACGACTCTTGCCACCGTCCGTGAGCGGCTGCGATGACGCGCCGACGCCGGCACCGTGGCTCGGTAGCAGGCTGCCAGCAAAGGGCGACCGACGGCAGAACGTCCGCACGGTAGACGTTGACTTGCCCCAGTTGGCGTCAATCATTCCATGCGTGATCCGCATGGCTGTGCCGTCCTCCCGCTTCCACTCCATGCCGAGCAACTGCTGCGTCAACTTCTCCAAGCCAGCAGCAAGCGCCCCCTCAAACCCGGCACCCTTGGCCGCGAGTGCCAATGTCCGTTTCGCTTGGGCAGCCTCAAAGAACGACACGCCTTGGTCTGGGTAGGTGCCATAGGCCAAAACGTGCCCGCCGAAGGACTCGCCCCACGACGCCACAAGCCAATACAGCAACCGCTCCTGCACGTCGATGAACGCTGTGACGGTCTGGTGTGCCAACGGAATGCGGCCACGCTCTAGCGACACGGCACGGGCAGAGAGCTCCCGCTTGTCCAGCTTGTCGGCGGCGATGTCATCCGCCATCGGCTGGTTCTGGAACTCGGCAAAAAACGCTGACTCTCCACGGTCAATCCGCAGGTTCCATGCGTGCTGAATCGCCGACAGTTCGTCCTCGTTTAACCTTTCGGCCCACGCTACGCGGGCACCGGCATCCATCGCGTCACGGTTTGCGGCGTAGAAATTGTCCGCAGCCGCACACCCCTCACCCGATCGCTGGCCCTCACGCCGCAGCTCTGCGTACTGTCCCCACAGATCCTCAGCGGTGGGCCACTCATAGACGAGCTTTGACCGCTCGCCCTGCCACGCCGGATGCCGCTGTTTGTCGAGCAACTGCTCGGCCAGGTCGTCAGGGCGAATCACCGTGATGGTGCATAGGCCGGAAATCTTTTTGCCAGGCCCGGCCAAACCCAAGATGGCACCCGTCAGCACACGCAGCCGCGTGGCGACCTGCGACGGGCTGGCGGATGACTCGTCTGTCTGCGGATCGTCAATCAGCACAAGCGACGGGCGGACAGTCTTGCCATCGGGCCTTGTGTGCGAGATGCCGCGGATGCGTCCCGTGATGCCCGCGACGCGAACGGCTGCCCCGGCGGACGGCGCTCCCTTGATCCACGGCAGCGTCACCCGGTCGGCAGTCCACGTGAGTTTCGTTTCATCGCCGTTGGACGTCTGCCCGCGTGCTCGAGCCGAGATCCCTTCCAACATCCGTATCGGGTAGCACGCCGCCGGGAAGTCCTCGGCGAGCAGTTCGTTCTGCTCTAGGTGGCTCTTGATGGCGTCCAGCATCTGGCACGAGATTGCCTGGTCGGCACCGATTAGCATGACGAACGGACGATGCCCGTAGAGCAACGCCCAGAGGCAGGCCCAGATGGAGAGCGTCGACTTGCCCGAGCCTCGGGGCATGGCAAACGCAAAGAGCTCGCCGCGCAGCACTGCCGCCTCAATCTTGGCGATAGCCCGCAGATGGTCGTCGGACCAGGCGAGCGGGAACGACTCGGCGGCGTAGGTCTCGCAGAACCGGCGGAAGTCACGCTCGCAGGATTCGCGGCGTTTTGGATCGGCAACCGGCGGCACGTCGCCGATGTCGCGGCCGGCTGCGGATACCCGCTTATTCCACGAGGCGGACTGCGCCTTGCGGCC